ACTTTTAATATTTTCTTTTTCTTCTTCTTCACTAGGTTCTTCTTCCTTTGCTTCCTCTTCATTAGGTTCTTCTCCATCCAAAGCAGCTGCACTCATGGTTTCTTCATCATCATTATTATTATTTTCTGCTTTAGTAAGCTTATTTGCTAAATTACGTGGTTGATTATTCATTTTATGAATATAATTATATGCAATTATTTATATTGCTGTCTATTTTATTATAAGATAATATATTTACGTTATTTTTATTCTAGAGTTATGCTAGAACTATTCTAGAGAATGAATTCAAATATTACAGAATTGAAACAACAAATTAATTATTATTTTCATAATACTTATTTAGCCAAGTATCCAATCGCAATACAAGATATGCTAATTCATCTATTTAATGATGGTAAAAGAATACGTCCAATCCTTTTTATTGCATTTAGTCATATAACTGATTTATCTGGAGTAGAAAAAGAAGATAATATATGGATTGAATACGCTATAGAAATAGAATTACTCCATTGTTTAAGTTTGGTTATAGATGATTTACCTGAAATGGATAATGAAGTTGAACGTCGAGGTAGACCGTGCTTTCACCTGGTATATGGATTACAAAAGACCAATTTCTTTCTATACTATATGTTTTCCAAATTATCTAGTAATTTAACTAATTTATTCAATTATCATAATAATAAAAATCATTCTAGCGTGTCAAAAAGGATTTTTGATGATGCTAGCTTTCTTGTCCATTACCTTATAAATAATCTTATTGATGGTCAATATATTGATATTACCAGCAACAAATCTATGTCTAATGATATGCAAAGCCTAATAGATGGTAATATTATATTAGTTATGCAGGTTATTATGTTCATTTATGATGAAGATATTGAAAAACATCACGGGTCACTTAGTATGATTATAGAGAATCATATTATGTTGAATATTAAGAAAACCGGAACTCTATTTGCTTTACCAATTATAACCGGATTCTTATTCCAAATTTATAAGAAGAATTTACAATATACTGGCAAAGAAGTAATTCTAGATGAATTCTATATACCTGATACGGCAGATACGGCAGATACGGCAGATACAATCAATGCGTGTAATTCTATTGTACGTAAAAACAAACTAGATTTAGGTGATGATAATATAATGAATCTTATAATAACATGGGCTTTATTCTTAGGATTCTTGTTTCAAACTAGTGATGACTTTCTAGATATGGAAGCAGACGCTTCTAACGACAAGCCTAATATATGCAATATTATAGGCATAGAAGAAAGTATAAAATTACTATCTAAATCCATTGTAATAGTGCGCGCGATGTTTGAATATATAGTCAAAAATACGCTGAAAATTTGGCCTGATGTAGTAATTAATTCCAGACATATAAATTCAGTTATCAATTTGATAGAATCTAGATATCAAAAATAGAAAAAATAAATCTAGTTTAATTTGATTCATAATTGGTTCATAATTGGTTCATAATTGGTTTGGACAAGGAATTCATTCATTCCTGAGTAGAAGCATCCCATAATTCATCTACGAAACCATTCTGAATAGCAGTTTTTGCATCCCAAAATATATCCCTTTTCAGAATTTCGCGTATTTTAGTTTTAGATAAGCGGCTATTACAATTGTCATGATACAGTGCCACTAGCTTTGACATAAATTGATTACAATTGGCCTTTTCATCCACTAATTCTTCATATGTTCCGATTATTCCAGTGCGCAGTTGATGTATCAAAAGATGACTATTCGGTGTCATATACCGCCGCGACCCTGCAATACTCATTAAACTACCTGCACTTGCTACACTACCCTCTATTACGGTACGAATTGGAACACGGGATGCTTTAATCTTATCATATGCAAAAAATCCAGAGAGCAAGTCACCACCATTAGTGGTGATGTGTAGGTAGATAGGTTTTGGTGTGAAATTACCTAGTGTTGCTTTACGTTGCATTGATGCCAGTTTGTGATTAAGATGATCTATCTCCTGAGCTAGTTTATCAATTGATTCTTTTGTCACATCAGTCTTGAAAAATATATGATTACGTTCAGTATAAACATCGCTAGAATTATCGCTGCCGAATAACTTAGGAAACTTAAAAGGCGCGCCTCCATCATCATCGCTATCAGCATCATCAGCATCTGGAGCAGCAGGTATAATAGGAAAAGGTGTCTTGAACTTTTTGCTAGATGAATGCTTTGTAGATTGCTCTAGCATACGTTTAGATTGGCAGGTAAGCGATGGTGAATACATGTCTGCGATATGGGTGTATGTATTATATCAAGATTTGATATCTAGATATAGTGCATAAGTAGCTTTTATATTTTATTTTTAAGTTCTTATTTTCAATTTCTAATTTTCTATTCTTATTTCTAAATTTCTGTTTGGTATGTTTTTGATGATTACTTTCTAATATGTTATTTAGCAATTAGAAAGGCTTGCAAAGCTTAGGGTGGAATGAATTTAGTACTTATATCCTGTCTTCTGCTTTTTGTAATTTATTTTAGCATTGCCGGTTTGCTAGTTTATTATTTTTTTCGTGAGCGTGATATATGGAATATATTCTTTGAGGAGATATATCAAGACTTTCAATCCTTGGTGAGTGGATGCCCAATACATAATACAATTGGATTATTTATTCCCGGATTTGTATATTCTAGAGACGCAAAAGATGATGGATGTTATGAATGCACTAGAGAAGATGATATTCGCGATTCTAATCTATATAATGTGAAAACCCTATATAACATACATATCCTTTTTAAAACGCTAGATGCAAATGTTCTAGTTCTAGAAGATGCAAATATATCTAGCAGGTGTAAAATGTTTCAACTTCTACTAGAATATATAATTCGCAATTATAAAGAATTATGTGATGGAGATTATACATTATATAAGAGATTACAAATGTTATATCTAAATGAAGTAAATAAAAACGTACCTTCTAGAATAAATAAGTTTTCAAAATTAAATGGTATAGGTATTGAAATAATACCTATCCTAGAAGAATATGCCAAAACATTCGAAAAACTAGACTATATTTGTCAGCAAATAAACATTGAAAAAGTATCCAGTACATTCATTCTAGCATTTTATCAAGATTTTAAACACTTGATAACAGATTCTAGAAAATATTTATTTGATTTATTTGATTTAATTGATTGAATTTATAGTTTGAATTTCTAGGCTTAAAGAGTTAATATTTCTAGAAGGTAGCCTTGTTGTACATCATATTAAAAAATGGCATCAGCATCAGTAGCAACAACTACGGTTAGCATAGGCAAGGCTCTCTTAGAACGTAGTGCTGTTAATGCTAAGATAACTGATATTGTATCCCGTATAAATAATAATCTGACTACTACTATTAAGAGTGATGGTGCTAGGGATACAACTGCTGAAAATGCGGAAGATCTTTTATCTGACTTGCATATTCTAGAAGCACGACATTTGAAAATTTCCAATGCTATTACTATTGCTAATTATGAAACAAAGATTCGTGTTGGTAATCAAGAACTGCGAATAATTGAGATTATTGAACGGATAGATTATCTAGGTAAACGGATTAAGCGGTATAAGGATATTATTGAGGAAGCTGAAAAAGATACTTTGAAGAAGTCATCAAAGCGTCGAGGTGATTATAGTTTTGGTGCGGAAAATAAGGAGGTTTTTGTATCTGTGTTAGATATAGGGGGTATTAGAAAAGAAATTGAAAAACTAGCACACGATAAGAATGCTTTACAAGTAGCTCTACAAGAGGCAAATTGGAGCACTCAGATTAGTTATTGAAGTAAGCATAAATGATTTAGGAATATAAATTACGGTGTAGATGAATTGGCGACTGGTTATCAAATAAATGGAAAAGTCTCGCTTTAGCTGGTTAAACACATTACCTGTTATTACGGCCAGAATGCGGGTGCTTTATTACTTATAAATTATCATTCATTATTTAAAACTTACTATTGACCAGTTTCCACTGCAATTAATGGAGCATGATGCTACGATGTTAGTTGTAGGCTCTTATTATCTCTTAAAAAGGTGATAATGGGACTTCATCGAGGGTGGGATTGTGGGCGTGTATATTCCTGAATCTAGATATTCCGGAACCATTATTTCTTGGAGTATGATTGCTTGTGTGAGGGGGATGAGGAATATTTATGTGGGGTTATGTGTGTAGAGTGTGGTGTGTAATGGGGTAGAGATCATATTAGTGATGCTTTTTGTATTTTTTAATTATGTGTTTTCAAGTTGAAAATATGAACAATAAAAAAGAAAACAAAAAACAAAAAAGAAAAAGAACAATAAGATAAATAACTTTATAGAGTGAATGGAAAATAGTACCGTTCGTCTTCAGTAAAAACTTTATTAATAAATATATTATCTGTTAATTTGTTATTTGTTATGTGATAAGTGATAATTCACATCTGGATTATTTGTAAGCAATCCATTACCACACGACCCACAATGGTCTTCATTAGCCCGATCGCAAATTAGGTTGGTCTTGCTAGTGTTATTTGCAGCAAAAGGAATCACCCATCTGGAAACCATATCATTGAAAACCACCATCTTGCTAGGTTGCAGAACAAAACGAATCAATGACATATTGCAAAATTATTTTGCTGTTTGCTAGATATTATATATTTTGATAATTATTACACTTATATAATTAAATTATTCAATTTTTTATATTCTTTTAGTATTACTTTCTATTTTTACAATCTATCCACTTCATTTTCAATCCTTTTCGGTTTATATTTATCTAGCCAATCATGGTTCTTTTCATCATAGTAATCCCCCCTCCCTCGCCATCCGAGCAAACTCTGGTGTGATATGTTCGTAATTATCGAGATAGTATATATTACGTTCTATGGTATAACAATAATTATCTGCTAGTTGTCCTGAGACCGCTACAAATTGTCTGACAAAAAGGCTCAGGATATCTGTCCAGAAATAAATCTCGAACATTATTTTATTTATTTTTTCAGATAATTTTACAATATTTATATTTATTTATCGTCTAATATTAAACTTTTCCGGCCAATACCGGAAATCTTTTTCTGCAGGATATTTATATTTTTATCTTATTTATTAATAATAAATTAAATATATTCTAGAATGTCTTCACTTTCAGAGTATTTGAAAAAATATACAACTATTAGTTCTAAATTTATTGATGATTTCTTTTCACTTTATGACTATAAAACTTTGGATACTGATTTTGTTATAAATCTTGAAACATTAGTAAAATGGCTAGGTGCTATAAAAA